CTTTCTTTTTACCGGAGCATTCCGTTGAGTCATTCTTTGACTTGCTAAAAACAATTATAACCAGCCTACTCTTATAATGGAGTTAACCAAAATAGCACGAAACGTGCATACAATTGCCCTCACAAAGGACGAAAATAGACTAGCCTTACTTAGCGATGTTCACTGGGATAATCCGAAATGCGACCGCAAAATGCTAAAGGCTCATTTGGAATATTGCAAAGAGAATCAAATTCCAATCTTTGTAAACGGCGATTTCTTTTGTTTAATGCAAGGAAAATACGACCCAAGGCGAAACAAAAAGGATATTTTGCCAGAGCATAACAAAGCCAACTATATAGATGCGGTAATTGAAACCGCAGTTGAATATTGGAGTCCTTACGCGCATTTGTTAACCGTTATAGGCTACGGAAACCACGAAACGGCAATTATAAAAAACCTAGAGACTGATCCGCTCCAGCGCTTTGTTGACTTGTTAAATTACACAAACAAAACAAACGTGCAAACCGGAGGTTATGGCGGTTGGTTATTGCTTAAATATTCAATCTGGGAAAATACCCATATGAGCAAAAATATTAAGTATTTCCACGGCTCAGGAGGTGGGGGTATTGTTACAAAGGGCGCGATTAATTTAACTCGTGCGCTCGAAATGTATGAAAATATGGACGTTTTTTTAATGGGCCATATTCACGAAAATGCAAGCCGTAACGATGTACGCGAGACAATGGAATACAATCCAGGAAAGCGCGTTTACGAATACGTCCACAAACAAATTCACCTAGCAATTACTGGCAGTTATAAAGAGGAATACCAAGACGGTGCCTTTGGATGGCACGTTGAACGTGGTGCGCCCGTTAAACCAGTTGGCGGTCGAATACTAACGCTAAATGTTACTAGGGAACGCGGCCAAAATGGACAGAGTTATGAGTTATTAATTGATAGTTGTAAATTTCCGCTATGAAACTTTCGACCAATTTCGACCTTAAAGAATTTGCAAGCGCTGACGGAAAAGAGCCAAGCGCAGAGGTGCTAAAAAACCTTACTGAGTTGGCTAAAAATCTGGAGGTATTGCGAAGCCATTTAAAGGCGCCTATTCACGTTACTAGCGGTTATCGATCTAAAGAGCATAATGCAAAGATTGGCGGTGCTTTAAAATCTTTCCACGTCCTGGGAATGGCAGCCGACATACAGGTTAAAGGAATGAAGCCAGAGCAAGTTGCAAAGGCGATTGAGTTGCTAATTGCTGACGGCAAAATGCTAGAGGGCGGAATTGGTATTTACAGAACGTGGACGCATTACGACGTTAGACGTACAAAAGCACGCTGGACAAAATGAAAGCAAGTTTAGAATTTAATTTACCGGAGGATAATTACGAATACCTCAACGCAACAAATGGCACTAAATACCGCTCTGTTTTGTGGGATTTGGATCAATGGATGCGGGCCAAGTTAAAGTTTGAGGAGTTAAGCGACGGACAATACGACGCAATAAAGGAAACGCGCGACCATTTACGCGCTTTATTACAAAACGAAAATATTGATATATACGAATGAGAGAGTTATTAGACAACGAGCGAATTAGGATTGCGACAATTTCGTTTTTAATTGGCGTTGTCTTGACTTTTGTGGTTTATCCTAAACCAGAGTTTGAGACGGTTTACAAAACGAAAACTGAGCGATTAACCGATACTCTATACATCACGTCTGTCGATACTATTTATGTGCCAAAAACTAAGATTAAAACTGAGGTTTTACGCGATACGGTACTAATCGATTTTAAGCCTAAAATTAGCCGTTTTGAGACGACTTTTCCTTTCGAGTATGGAAGTACTAAGGTTAGCGGCGAAGTCCTCGGAGAAGTCCTTAAAATGACCGCTACGAACGATTATAAATTACCAGTCGTAACGAATACAGTAACTGAGACAAAAACCGAGACAATTTTAGTCAAGCCTAAAGGTATATACTTAGGCGCAAGCGTTAATTCGCTTTTGCAACCGAGTGCAAATGTTTACTATTTGGACAACAAGTATCTGTTTACCTACCAATTCCAGCCTTTGCAAGGCGTTCACCAAATCGGCGTTTCTAAAAAGTTATTTTGAAGGTAAAAAACTGCAAAATTTACCCTCGTTAATCGGATTATTTCCGATAACGTTAAACATTTTTTACAAAACGCGCCAAATTGTAAACTATGTTTTACAAATTTTTAACGCTTTTCCATTTATGTGAACCGTCTAGTTCGTCGTAATTACGTTTTGAATTTTCAATTACTTTTAATAAAACAAGGTAACCGATTAAATCATTGACAACGTCTTCGTCGTCTTTTTCCAATGATCCGTTTTTAATGCGCTTTAACTTGTCGTCTATCCGGACAAATAGCGCTTGTTCTGGCGACAATTGACTAAACACGCCAAGCGGCTCCAGCGCACTATTACCGTACTTTTTATTTTTGGCAATTAATAGGTCTTTAATTTCGTCCAAAACCGACTTTACTTGTTCGCTGAATTGCATTACCCGTGTATTTTTAAAAACTCATTCCACCAAATTATAAGCAAGGCAAAGATTAGCGCCAGGCCAACGACAATAAACCAACTTTTAAATCTTTGCATAAACAGACTTAAATGAAGTAAACTTTTCGCCTTTAAAGTATTGGCTAGTCCTAAATTTAGACCGCCCTTTTTTTACTAGCAGTCCATCGGTAAACAAAACGTAAAATTCGTTTTCGTCAAACACCTCGTTAAACTCTAAATATTCCCAATACCATTCCGCTGGCTTGCGATTTTCGTCAATTACCCGCACGGCATTGCCATAGTTAAACGGATTTAAAACCTGGTTTTCTTCCATTTTTATTTGCAAGTTATAATCAATTTAAATGAGACTGCGACAAAACTTGTCGATTAGTTGAAAAAAAAGTAAACAATATTTTTGTTTTTAATTTAAACCTTTTATTTTTGGTCTAGTTATTCACTTAAACACTAACCCAATGAATTACGAGCAAGACAATTATTACGACCAAGAAGTGCAATTTGAGTACGAAGGCAAAACGTACTATTGGCAAGGCGACTACACGGTTACCAACTGGGGCGACGACGAAAGCGAGTACGCGCCAGCATATGGCGAGGTTGAGGTATCGATTGACCACACGGCCAGCCTTTCGTACAACGACGAAACAACCGACGAAGTAATTGAGGTAAAGCCAAGGCCAAGTTTATTGGCAGAATTAGAAATTGAAATTGAACGAAACCTTTAAAACTAAACACCTATGAAAGAATTAGTAAAAATCCAGGCGGAATTGAAAGCGCCTAAGAATCAATTTAACTCTTTTGGAAAGTATAAATACCGATCTTGCGAGGATATCCTAGAGGCCGTTAAACCTTTGCTGCTAAAGTACGAATGCACGCTAACACTACACGACGAAGTTAAAGAAGTCGGCGGCTTGGTATTTATCGAGGCAACGGCCAGCATTCAGAAAGATTTGGAAGGCCGCACGGTTACCGCTCAGGCTGGAATTGATATCAACCGCAAAGGTATGGACGTGGGGCAGTCATTTGGTGCGTCAAGCAGTTATGCGCGGAAATATGCACTCTCGGGCCTCCTTTTAATCGAAGATAGCCACTTGGACCCAGACGCAAGTAATGACCACACGCCAAAGCAACCGATTAAGGTAGCGCCAACCGAGGAGCAATTTGCTTACATCGTTCGCTATTTAAATGGAACGGACGCACAACGCAAACAAGCGCTTGAGGCAATGGCAAAGTACAATTTTAACAGAGATCAGCAAGACACTTTAGACGGACTTATTTAATGGCAAATTTATACGAAATAACAAGGGACGCGCTAGAGTTGGCGTCCCTACTTGAGACCGAGGAACTAACGCCAGAATTAGAGCAAGCGTTAGTAATTAATCAAGAGCAATTGCAAGTAAAGGCTGGCAACTATGCCAAGGTAATCGCTAACATCCAGAGCGATGCAGACGCAATCGACAACGAAATTAAGCGTTTAAAGGTAATGAAAGAAAGCAAAGAGCGAGCAATTGACCGGTTAAAAAGCGCGGTTAAAAACGCAATGCTGGTAAGCAACATCGAAAAGATAGAGTCGCCTTTATTTAAACTAAGCATTCGCAAAAGCGAGGCGGTCGAAGTTCAAATTGTTGAGGCTTTGCCAGGCGCTTTTATAAACGTTAAAAACGTGGTTACCGCTGACAAGGTAGCAATTAAAGAAGCCATCAAGCGAGGCGAATACGTTACTGGCGCCAGATTAATTGAAAACTTTAACCTCCAAATAAAATGAAACAAACTGCAGTCGATTGGCTATTTGAACAACTATGGGAAAAGCCAAAAGATAAATTCGAATGGAATAGTATTTTAAAAAAAGCAAAAGAATACGAAAAAAAACAAGTAAAACACGCTTTCGAAATTGGTTTTATTTCTAATTCCTTAGGATGGGATTTTATAAAAGTTTTTAACAGATATTTTAAACAAAACTTCTAAAACAAATTAAATACTTAGGGACAATTTGTCCCTATAAAAAACTAAAAAATAAGTAAAATGAGATACTTAGGCAAACAAATACAAAGACCTGGAGACCTTGCGCCAAAAGGCGTTAGATCAACTTATCAAACTGAAAAATTACCTTTTAACGAAACATTTGAGCGTTTATGGCTGCTAACAAATTCGAAAAAGTGAGCGTAATGGTTCGCGACTTGTATCTAGACGGATACACTAAAACCAGTATAAGCCAAGCGCTGGGTTTAACTGTCAATCAAGTAGGCTATATACTTTACACGTTGCTAAAACTGCACGTTAAAGCGCCGCGAAAAATGAGCAGCACAAACCTAGTCGAATCGATGCCTAAACACCTAGTTAACCGAGTAATTACTTTGGCATCGTGGGGATATAATAATAAAGAAATTGCCGAGGACACGCGCTTGCCTTATAACCGCGTTCACGTTCTGGTCAAAGAGGCAACTCATAAAGATTTAATAAAAAAATTAGTTTAAATATTTTGCTATTCTTATTTATTGTTTAGATTTGCTAAACATTTAACCAAAACACCTATGAAAAAAGCAATTAAGATTACCGGAAAAATCCTTTACACAATTCTAGCCTTTGCGCCAATATTTGCGCTTGGCTACTTACTAGGACTAAAACTACTTTAAACCTATGGAAACTTTTAAAATTAAAACCAGACAAGTCGTTAACTCGGAATTTGAGTTACCGCAGTATTTTAAAGTTGGGGACCTAAATTTTATTAAGGTATTAAATGAGCAAATGCATTTGCACGTTAGCAAACAAGACTGGCGCGCTGATCTTTACCCAGACATTAAGTTAAAGCCAAATAGAGTATTGTATTGGTTTGAAACTCACGACTGGACAGAAATAACAGAGGACGAATTTTTAACCGCTTACTTTGAGACTAAATATTTAATCGAAAAAACCGCTATAATTTTATGAAACCAGAAAGTCAAAACGCACTAATTAAAGGCTGGCTATTAAACGGCTATTCTATTACGCCAATGGAGGCGCTTAATATGTTTGGTTGTTTCCGCTTATCCGCTCGCATTGCGTGCCTACGCGAGGAAGGTATGGCAGTTGTTACCGATATGGTAACTATTAACGACAAACGCGTTGCACGTTACTATTTACAGAAATGAGAAGCAAGTATATTTTAAAGGTTAGCGCTGGAGAGTACCGCGCTGACTCTTTGTTTAAGTTAATTGTGGAGGTGCTTTCGCATCGTTTTTATCACCTTAGAAAGCACGGCAAATGGATGGATTAACAAAAGAGCAAATCGTTCGAGAGTTGCAATTTAGGGCAACTCAGAAATATCTAATTTACTTGGCGCTCCAGGAGATTATGCTAGATAATTACGAGGATTGCACGTTTTTAAAGCATTATGACCACGACCTAACTGTAAAGCATAAAAACATAATTAACTCGTTAAAGCGTAACGCAACGAAAGCGTTTAGATTTCTTGAAGGTTACGACGAAGGCGAAGCGACTATTAAGCAGTTTCACGATTTCGTAAAACTATTTGAACGCATCCACGAATCTATTGACTTGGGCGGCTCAGTATATACCGATTGTCTGGCAGCCGTTGAACAAATAATAAACAATTATGAGAAGGCCAGTACTAACTGAAGACGAAAAACAATTGATCTTTGAAATGTGGCAAGACAGAACGCCAACCAAGGTAATTGCGATTAAATTAAACAGGACTTACGCTTGCATTTATTTTCAACTAAAGAAACGCTATTTAGTTGGATAATTTTAAAAGCGTTATATTTGTTCATCGAGTAATTTTTGAGGTGAGAGGCAAAAATTATTCCATAGGTTAACTAAACCTAACCCCGGCAGTCTCTCACCTGTTGGGGTTTTTTATTTTCAATGAAAAAAGAAGCGTATTACTTTTCGCACGACGCGAACGCCAAAGACGACCCGAAAATACTTCGGCTAAGAATGGAATTAGGCTGGGAAGGTTACGGTCTTTTTTGGGCCTTAATTGAACTGCTAAGAAATGAAAGCGACCATAGGATGCGAACGCATTGCAAAAGCATTGCATTCGCATTGCAAACGCAAGAAGAAACGATTAAAAAGATTATTAACGACTTTGATTTATTCGTAATTGAGGAAGAATATTTTTGGAGCGAAAGCCTTTTAAAACGTATGGAATTGAAAGAGGAACGCTCAGAAAAGGCCCGAGAATCGGCCAAAAAACGCTGGAATAAGGATATTGATGCGAACGCAATGCGAACGCATAGCGAACGCAATGCGGATGCAATGCAATTAAAGGAAAGGAAAGGAAAAGAAATAAAAGAAATTAAAGAAAAAGAAAGTAAAATAAATGAGGATTCACATAATGCAATTTTTCGAGAATTATGGAATAATAGGATTTGGTTGGAAGGTTTAGCAATGACTTGGAAGGCCGATTTAAAAGAAGTTCAAAACCATTTAAATACCTTTAGGCAAGAATGTATTTTAAAATCCGATTACAAGGAAAACGAGAAACTTGCCAAGGAGCATTTTTTTAACTGGGTAAAACGAGGCAATCCAATACCTAAACAAGAAAGCAGTAAAGAAAATATTTTTGATAAAATTTACCGCGATATGATGAAAGAAAAAGAGCAACTAAAACAAAGCGAACAATGAAAGCAATAATAGTAAAACACCTAAAAAAGATGGAGTTTGTTTGTGGTCTAAAGCAATTTAAGGAATACAAAGAGCAAGACGCGACCGAGTTAATTAACTGCCTAAATGATCTATTTAAAAAATTTGGCTGGATGACCGAGGAAAGAGTAGACCCAAAACCTCCACAACAAAGACCGAGAACAATCCCCAGAGGAAATTGCGCACTGGAATGAAATCGGAAAGCAGACGTTTAAAGACAACTACCAGCACGCAAAAGAAACTGGGACTTGCAGACACTTAGCAGAGTGGGGAGTTTATTGGTTTAACCGATTCCAAGAAAAAGGCATTTTAAAACCTTGGTTGTTTAACGTTGAGGAAATCGAGCAAGACGTTCGCAAAGAATTGCGGTTAACTAGCAGATACGTTGAAGAGTCAACAGTTGGCGCCAAAACAAAAAATAAGATTTGGAAATTGTTTATTTTGGATTCGATTAAAGAGAATAAAAAACTCGACGAAATTATATGAGGCACGGCTCTCTTTTTTCTGGTATTGGCGGCTTTGACCTAGCCTCTGAGTGGATGGGTTGGGAAAACGTTTTCCATTGCGAATGGAACGAATTTGGACAGAAAGTATTAAAACATTATTGGCCTAAAGCAATTACATACAATGACATTACCAAAACAGACTTCACTATTCACAGAGGATCAATCGACATTATTACAGGAGGATTCCCTTGCCAACCCTACTCAATGGCTGGAAAACGACTCGGAAAAGAAGACGAGCGCCATCTTTGGCCAGAAATGCGTCGAGCAATTCGAGAAATTCGACCGACCTGGGTCGTGGGCGAAAACGTTTTCGGCCTTGTTAATTGGAATGGAGGGATGGTCTTCGAAGAGGTGCAGGCTGATTTGGAGGCTGAAGGGTACGAAGTACAAGCGTTTGTTCTTCCTGCTGCAAGCGTCAACGCGCCACACAAAAGGGAACGAATCTGGATTGTTGCTCACTCCAAATCTTGTACAGATAGCGGAAACTCCAGAGAAGTATCAAGAGAGGCAAAAGAAGAGGACAGAGAATGGACTGAATCAAGCACCTCATCCAAACAACAAATACAACTGCCTACTGAGCCAAGTACTTTATTCGGGAATGTTACCAACTCCAACTGCAGTACAGAGAGACCATCCAGAGAGAGTGGAGGAATTAAAGAAAACTGGAGCAGAAACAATTCACAGTCGGAAAAATGGAGAATTAAGGCCGAACTCGATAATAGATTATATGAATTTTCACAATATGCTTCCGACTCCGAACTCAAGGGATTACAAAGATGCTCAGAGTCCAGAGAAATACGAAGCGAGAAAGGAGAAATGGGCGGAAAAAGGAATAAACTTGCAACTCAGTTTACCTCAATATCTAACGAATCAAATTTTGCCCACTCCAACAACTCACGACTCAAAGCATTCTCAATTCAAAAGCCCGAGTTGGCAGAGGAGAATAGATCAACATCACCTAGCGGAAACAGTTCTAGATTCATTTGTGGAGGATTACGATGGGAAACCTTCCCAATTAGCGCCCCAATTTGTGATGGAAATGATGGGATTTCCGCCAGATTGGACGGCATTACCTTTTCTAAATGGCGAAACGAATCAATCAAAGCCGGAGGAAACGCAATCGTCCCTCAAGTAGTGCATCAAATATTTAAAGCAATCGAACAATACAACAACTTAAACAAATAGAGTGGATTAACTTGGTGATTAAAGAGAAAAAGGAAAAGCAACCTGGCAAGCCAACGCATTACTTGCAAGTCGATGACTGGAAACCGACCGCGGTAAAGGAAAAAAACGAGTTTGTTTCAGCAGTTTTTAAAAAGCAAATGAATCAAGAATATGAAAAAGAGACTTTGCCTTTTTAAGCCAAGCCAAGAAAATCTATTTAGCATCGTTAACACGGTGCTAAGTGTTTTCGCTTTAATGCATTTTAAAATGCCGTTTGGCTTTTTGTTTATGGTCTTGGTTGCATTGTTTACAATTGCAATGGATCAAGTTTACAAAGCCTGTAAATGATTAGTTTTAAACTAAACGAAAAGCCTTTAAGCGTAAACCTAGCCTGGCAAGGGAAGCGCTTTAAATCGCCAGCATATAAGAGTTATCAGGAGGCAATGCTTTTATTAATGCCAAAGGCTAAGATTGACGCAGAGCAAATGCTTAGGATTGAGTTTTTTTTCGGCTTTAGCAACAAGGCAAGCGACCTCGATAACCCGGTAAAACTCCTTTTGGATATTGCGCAAAAAAAGTACGGCTTTAACGACAAAAACGTTTTTGAGTTGAACGTCCGCAAATGCATTGTAAAGAAAGGCGAGGAATTTATACAAATGGGAATTTACCCTTTATTACCTTTTTAAACAAATTATCTGTTTTTGATTGGATAATTATTTAAAAGTTATATTTGCAGAAACAACAACAAAATGAGTTTAGAAGAGGGTCGACTAATTAGACAAGCACGAAAGCGCAGCGGATTTACGCAAATAGATTTAGCGGATAAAATTGGGATTAGTTTCCAGCCTATTAACAGAATAGAGAATGGATTTGAAAGCGTTTCCCTACACAACTTGCGGCTTATTTGCGAGGCTATTGGATTAGAGGTAATAATTCAGAATAAGAATGCCTAAAGGATTGCCGAAAAGTAAATTAGATTATTCGCTGGAGATTCGTTACCGCTTACGGGATGGCAATTGGAGCGAGTGGAATAACAAAGGCAAAGGATGCTTTACTAGCATTGAAGTTGTGCAGCGTCAAATTAGACTGATTGCCGCGGCTTACCAAGGTCGAGAAAAAGAGGTAAGGTTTGAGCATAACGGTAAACTTTGCGACTTTGCTGGAAACGTTACAAATGCAGTAATAAAATTAATTTAGTGTTTTTTTGGGTTTATGTTTTGTAGTAAAGCCTTGTCCAATCGGGCAAGGTTTTTTTTATAACTTTGGAAAAATTAGAAATATGAAAATAAACGAATTAGGTTACTGGGAAACAACCGACGCAACCGGACACATTCACGACCGCAGTCTAGCCAATGCGCTTACCCAATATCTTTTGGACAATGGAATTAAAACAGTTGTCGATTTTGGTTGTGGAATGGGTGATTATGCCAAGGCGTTTAAGGCTGCTAATTTGGCCGTTGAGGCGTTCGATGGCAACCCGAATACGGAAACGCTATCGGAGGGAATTGGACGCGTCCTAGACCTCTCAAAACCTTTCTATTTAAAAAAGAAGTTTGACGCGGTCCTGTCTTTAGAGGTTGGCGAGCATATTCCAGCCGAGTTTGAGGATCAGTTTATTGATAATATTACCAAGCACGTTAAAAATACGCTTATTATTTCGTGGGCAATTGAGGGCCAAGGCGGAAGCGGACACGTTAATTGTAGAAATAACGACTACATTATTGGCCAAGTAACAGAACGAGGCTTTAAATACAACGAAAAGGCAAGCAATGATCTAAGAAAGGCGGCAACCAATGCGTCTTGGTTTAGTTACACTTTGCTTGTTTTTGATAAGGTCTAGCAGTCGCTGGACTTTTTTTTATCTTTACTTGGATAAACAAATATTTGCAAGATGGCAAACGGACACGGAGGAGCAAGACCCGGAGGAGGTCGACGACCAAAAGCGGACGAAATTAAAATTATAGAGCAAATGGATGCGATTGCCGTTCCAGAGGACGCTTGGCAAGCGCTTTGGAACCGTTGTAAAGACGGCGACATTCAAGCAATAAAGACCTGGTTAAATTACCGCTTTGGAATGCCTAAGCAACAGATTGACGTTACTACGCAAGGCGACAAGGTAACTCCGCCAATAGAATGGCTTAAAGGCAAGTAATGGAGGCAATCAAACTGCTAGACAAATACCAACCGCTTTTTTATGAGCAACCGGAAACGCGTTACTATCTAGTAACTGGCGGGCGTGGCTCCGGTAAGTCGTGGACGTTGTCTATGTTTTTGCTTAACCTAACTTACGAGGAAGGGCACGTTATACTATTTACCCGCTGGACGCTAACGAGTGCGTTTATTTCGATTATCCCCGAATTCATCGACAAAATCGAGTTAATGAATAAAGAAAGCGACTTTGAAATTACGCAAAGCGAAATAATTAACAAGGTAACCGGCTCAAAAATTCTATTTCGAGGCATAAAAACCAGCCAAGGCACGGCAACCGCTAACCTAAAATCAATTGCTGGAGTAACTACTTGGTTACTAGACGAAGCCGAGGAACTGGTTGACGAGGATATTTTTGACCGCATCGACTTATCTGTTAGGGCCGTAGACAAACCAAACCGCGTTTTGCTAGTAATGAATCCAGCAACCAAAGAGCATTGGGTTTATAAACGATTCTTTGAGGATTACGGCGTTAATTCTGGCTTTACCGGAGTAAAAAACGATTGTACTTACATCCATACAACCTATTTAGACAACATAGACAACCTTAACCCAACAGTTATAAACCGATTTGAGGCAATGCGGCAACGGAATCCAACCAAGTACAATCACATTGTTATGGGCGCCTGGATGGATAAAGCCGAGGGAGTTATTTTCGAAAACTGGAAAATTGGTAATTTCGATACGGCTTTACCTTTTGGTTTTGGGATGGACTTTGGTTTTAGCATTGATCCAACGACATTGGTAAAGGTAGCCGTCGACGAAGACAACGGATTAATCTATTGCGAGGAATGCTTTGCCGAGGTTGGCCTTACAACTAGCGACATTGCAAAGCGCATTGGCAAACATTGCCAGCCTAACGAA